CACATGCTAGTGGGTTGGGAAATTTGGGAGACGTAGAATTGCGACTTCAAAATGGCTAAATAATCCATCAGGGGAAAGTCAGCTGTTCAGGGGCAGACTTATTCTTAGGAGGTTTTACAATGCGTAAAGGTTTTTTAGGCGTATACTACCCACAAAATGCAACTGAACAATCAGCTATTCCAACTGGAGCAATGGCAATTTTGCCGGGTGAGGTTGAAGTGAAAATTAAGCAAGATACTGGCACTATTGAAAGCGTTGGGGGTGGAAGTGGAGGTAGTGCGAGTGGCAAAGCACAACTTACCACAGCAGGAGTTAACGCATTAACTTATTCACTTCACAGCGGAAAAGAAGTGCATTGTGAGGCTGGAGTAACATCAGTAACAATGGCATTGACAGCATTTCAAGTAAGTGGTGCAAATGTGTTTGGGAGTTTTTGGCTATTTAATTATAGCGGTATAACATTGCCTGTAACATTAGGTGCTGGCTGGAGTGGTGGAATTTCAGAAGATGGTGACATTACGAATGACTTAGTAGGTGCTGGAACATTGCTAAATTTACCGCATACTATGAAAGCATTGATTATATTTGATGAAGACCGCTATGTAAGAGCAAGTATTATTGGTAGCGAAATAACACAGGCGGAATTTAATACAAAATTAACAAACAATGTGACTGCAACTGATAAGATTCTAGGACGTTTAACAGCAGGAGCAGGTTTAATTGAAGAAATATCATGCACAGCAGCCGGACGAGCATTGCTTGATGATGCAGATGAGACTGCACAAAGAGCAACATTAGGACTGGGTTCATTATCTACACTATCAACTATAACCTCAACTAATATAACAGATGCTACAATCGTGGCAGGAGACATTGCAGATGATGCAGTATCAAACGCAAAATTAGCCGATATGGCTGCAAATACTATCAAGACTAATTCAACAGCAAGTGCAGCTAATCCAACCGATACCGCACTTGCCGCCAATCAGTTTCTAGCTAGAGCTAGCGTTGGAAACATATCAGCATTAACAGTTACTGACACAGCAATTTCATTGCTTGATGATACAAGTACAACTGCAATGAGAACAACTCTTGGACTTGGAACGCTTGCAACAAAAAGCACTGTAGTATCAACTGATATGTTTGATGGTATCACAATGCGTAGAAACGAACTAAAACGCAGACTTCCAAAATGGAGTTCTACCGTATTGGCTGTTGATTGCAATGGTGATTTTACAGACTTGTCAAACGCTCCTACAACACTTACAACTAATGGCACTGTTGCGTTTGCAGCAGATACTAATGGAATTGGAACACAAGTAGCTGACTTTGCTGGTACTAGTAATTCAGTAACTGAAACCACAATTGACTTAAACGGACATTCTTTTTCTATAGCTTGTTGGTATAAAAAAGCAGCTGTTGGTGATTCTGGTTACTTGATTGCAAATACTGGGGTTGGTTCTACTAATAATTCTCTTAACTTTGGTTATAATGGAACTGCAACAAAATTCAGCATGGCTTTTTGGGGAAATGATGTTGATTATAATTCAGCACCAAACGATACAAATTGGCATCATGCGGTAGGAACTTACAACACATCAACTAATTTGCAATCATTATATATTGACGGGGCATTGGTTTCGACTAGAACCTCAGCTTCGGACCTTACAGCTAATAGAGCTTTTTATATTGGTCGTTCTGAATCTAGTGGAGAATGGAATGGACTTATGCAACAGGCTGTTATTTGGGATAATACTGTTCTAACTGGTTCGGAAATATCAAGTTTGTACAATAAACGAATTGCACTCGACCAAACAAGTGCTAGCATTTTTGATGGCTTTACATGTGGGGTACAAACGGCTCAATCTATAACAACTAGTGCTGACCTTGTTATTGCTTCTGAAGTATTAGATACTGGGTCATATCATGATAATGTAACTAATAATACAAGGGTTACAGTTCCATCGACTGGGATATATCGTATAGGTTTAGCTGTTACATTCTCTGGCAATTTCCAAACAGTTTTAAGCGTAGGCGTAAATGGTGTATCGACTATAACTTTATATGAAGGAGGTCCAAGCAGCTCTACTTCATTTACAGATAGTGGTCAACATATATTATCGTTAAACGCTGGTGACTACCTCACTTTTAACATGTATCAAAACTCTGGTTCAGCTCAAAACTTTACATTAAGATATGTTAATGTTCAGCGTATAGCATAAACAATAAGACTGTCATTCGTGGCAGTCTATCCCTTTTAAGGAGGTGTCCGCATTGCGCAAGGGATACACAACCATTCATTATCCAAAAGATGCAACTGATCAAGGTAATGTTCCAGCAGGTTCATTGGCGTTATTATCTGGCGAAACAGTAATAAAAGTAAAGTTAAGTGATGGAACTTTTATTCCCTTGACTGGGGTATCAGACATTACCGAATTTGGACGTGATATTGTTGATTTGGCAAACATTACAGAGTTAAAGGTCCTGTTGGGACTAGCAACAGCGTGGCAACCTACTGCATTAACAAGGCGTGTTGATGTTGATTTTACCAGCGTTGGTATAGGAGCAATTGAAAGTGTTAATAATACTGGCTCAATTAGCGGGGTATTTTCACAAGTTACAACTTCAAAACAACCTACAGGAGTAGACTTCTTGACATACAGGGGCGCATCGTTTGATGGAACTGATTATATGAGTGGTCAAAATGGATGGAATGTAACAACTAACTATGCATTTTTTATTGTATTTTCGTATGATTCCACGCCACCAGAACAACAATATTTATATGCTGGTCACTCAATAACTGGTAGGATACCACATGCAGTTGGTTCAAGAAGTACTACAGGAAATCTTATAGGTCCATCACATAATATAAGTGATGTATTGCATGTTGGAAGTGGAATCGAGCCTAATTATGGCGCTATTGACTTTATATATTGTTCATATGATGGTGCAAATTTTCATACTAAACTCAATGGAAGCGTTGACTCTCTAGTAGCTGATACAGCAGCACCAGAACCAGGATATAATACGATAGGTGTCATAGGAACTAATGGGTCGTATACCGATTATCTTAAAGGTAAAATATTTAGAGTGATAGGATTCGCCACCCATCAATCAGATACAGACATTGCAAAAATGGAAGGATGGGCAGCTTGGGAATTTGACAGAGTTGACATGTTACCGAGTAACCATACTTATAAAAACGTTAGACCATTAGTATAAGGAGGCATAATGAAAGGTAAAATGAAATGCGGTGAAGCAGAAATAGAACATAAAAAAGCATTAATGAAAATGTCTAAAGAAAACAAAAGCCATGGTAAAGATACGTTAAAAATGGCTAAAGAAGAAGCTAAAGAAGCAAAAAGTATGAAAGTTTCTAAATATATTAAGCCTCCTAATAAAATGAAAATGCGAGGCAAAATGTAATAATACAAGGCTACTCTTAATCGGGTAGCCTTTCCTTTTGAAAATAACGCAAATGCGTTAAAATAAATACCTTTAATAAGAAAGGGTGATGAACGTGACAACTCCATTAGATATATTATCTCAAGTTACAGATCAATCACAGTTAAGCAATTACTTTACTGAAGTAATAGGCTTTGTAAGCGTAAAATCTAGTTCATTTGGGGCTAAAGGAGACGGAGCTACAAATGATACAACAGCAATACAAAAAGCAATAGATTACGTTATAAGCAAGAATGGCAAGGGAGTATATTTCCCAGCAGGAACTTACATAATAACAAGCCTCACAAATACCAGCCAAGTTTTGTTTTTTGGCGACAATGCAAAAATGTCAGGATATACGATTAATCAGATAGGTGACACACTTGCATCGTCAGGTATGTTAGGTCAAGCCATAATCAACGGTAACTTTGCAGTAAATCAGCGTAAAGTATCAGGAACGGTTGTACTTTCCGCAGGGCAATACGGACACGATAGATATAAGGCTGGTGCAAGTGGTTGCACTTATACGTTTTCAACAACCTCAAATGTAACGACTATAATAATTACAGCAGGCTCACTGCAACAAGTTATTGAAGGTATAAACCTGTTTACAGGAACATATACGCTATCATGGTCAGGTACAGCACAAGGTAAAATAGGGACAGGAAGTTATGGCTCTTCTGGAATAACAGGAAGCGTAACAGGTGGTACAAACTTAACAATAGAGTTTGGAACAGGAACATTGAGCAAGATTCAGTTCAATTTTGGTGATGTAGCATTACCGTTTCAGCCTAAGAGTTTTGACGATGAATTAAGGGCTTGCATGAGGTACTATGAAAAAAGTTACAATTATGAAATTGCTCCTGCTACCGCTTTACAAACAAGTGGGATAATTACTAAAAATGTTGGAACAAATACAATAGCTAATAATGTAATTTATGGGAACGTACAATATGTCATTCCAAAAATAGGACAACCTAATACTATAATTATATATCCTTATGCCACTCCAACAAATACAGGGAGGGTTTCAGATACTTCAGGTGGAGATTTAGCTGCTAATTCTGGTTCTATATCGTATAATGGTAAGACAAGTTTTAATGTTGCGAATACATCTGGTGGTACAATAACAGGCTCTAATAATGCAATAATGTTCCATTTCGCTTCAGACGCAGAACTTTGATTATAGGAGGAACGAAAATGATTGAAAATTACAATAAACATTACGAAAGAATAGATTCAGATGGGTATGTAATAAAAGGGTTTTCAGATGCGTTTGAAAACCCTTTTAATGGCGATATTTGCGTAAATGAACAAGGCTGTAGGCATTATAACCCTGAGCTATGGTCTGAAATAGGAATACCTAAATTCAGATATATAAACGGTATTAAAGCAGAACTAACTCAAGAAGAAATAGAAGCATACAAATCTAGCCTACCCAAACCACCTAAGAACGAATTAGAAATATTAAGAGAAACAGTAGATGCGTTGGTTATGTCAACATTGGGAGGTATCTAAAATGTTCGAAACATTGTTAAGACTTTACAAAGAAGGAAAGATAAACATAACAAAATTAGACAACGCAATAGAAAAAGGCTGGATAACAACAGCACAAAAGCAACAAATCTTAGGGGCTGAATAAGCCTCTTTCCTATTATCACAGAAAGAAGGTGGAGTAATGCCAACTATAGGCGAAATTTTAACAGATGTAGACAACAGACTACCCAATCAATTCACAAGTGCCATTAAAGTAGGATGGGCAAACGACATAATAAGACAAATATTCAAGTACATGAACAAAAGCAAGGTATATGTCTTTACAACCGTAAAAGACCAACCAACTTATGCGTTGCCAAGTGATGGAACAATAGACCTCGTTTATGCTTTAAAGGTAGCAAACACTACGCCAACAACAACTAGCACGCAATTTATTACTTATGATTATGCTGGATTAGAACAAAATTTAACAGGTAACCAGTATTATGACGGTTTAAGTAATAATGTAGGATTATTCCCAACTCCAACTGCAAGTAGCTATGAGGTTAGAATATTTTACAAAGTAAGACCTACTACATTATCGGAAAGTAGTTTGACTGTAGTACCAAATATCAATGAGGATTACCACGATATAATAAAATTCTATATTCTAATGACTATTGCTAAGTCAGGTCATAATCCTGATGTGCAACTTGCTAATAATTATCAGCTTGATTATGACGAGTGCATGGCAAGAATGTTCAAGGACGAAATGGAAAAAAAGATTAGAACTCCTTTGAAAAACTCCGCAAATAGGTGGTGGTAATATGGCAATGTGGAAAGAGTCTAATTATAAAAGTAAGACGGTTCAAGTTTCATTTAGCGGTGGAGAAAATACATTTTTACCAAGTTATAAAATTGACGATAGCGAATCTTCTGAATCAAGGAACTTTTCTAGCGAAAACTATCCTTCGTTAAGCGTTCGCCAAGATAGGCTTAATAATCTTGCGTTTGGAGGTGGAGCAATAGCAACTATTTCTTCACCAAACACAATAACTAAAAGTGGTGTAAATTTTCATTATGTTGACAATGGTATTTGGAAATATTCCAATAATTCGGACGTAATACAAACAATTGTAGACCCTAGTGCAAGCGGAACAGGCACAAAATTATTACCATATACCGATGCAAGTGGTTCAAGCAAAACAGCTTTTTTATCTGTTACAAAGCTATATTATGGGATAACAACTGCAACTCAAGTTACTGATTTCGCAGTCTACCCTACTTATGATATAGCCTACCATAAAAGAAGATTTTTTGTGGTTAGTTATAATAAAATAAGCTATTCGGCACTTAATGATATTACGAATTGGACAGGTACTGGCTCTGGTTCGATATCAACCACTAGCAAATCAGATACTGCATGTGTCAGTTACAATAATAAACTTAATGTTTTTGGTAAATTTTCAATGCAAGAATTATATGGAACAGGGCCAGACGATTTTCAATTGATAGATATAAGTAATAAAATTGGATGTATGTCAAATAAATCATATGCCGAGTTAGACGGTGTACTTTATTTTATGTCCGGTGACGGATTTATATATCAATATAATGGTGCTGGATTGCCTGTTAAAATATCAGAAGCAGTCGAATATTATTTGAAAAATGCATCATATTTATATGACGTTAATACCTCACACCTTGTTTCGATGGGAACATATAATAAAAAAATATATGTTTCTTTTGCTTATGGAAGTTCTGAAACTGATAATAATTTAACATTGGTTTATGATACATATTTTAAAAAATGGAATGTTGAAGATATAGGTATTAGAGCTTTTTGCAACGCTGATACTAAATTAGTTGGGTTAACTGTAGGCGGTTTAACAATTGACATGAGTTCTAATACTGCTACCGGGAAAGATTACGGTACAACTGACATATCGGCTTATTTTATAAGCAAGAACTTTATGCATGATACTTTGTCACGGAAGAAAACATTAAGTGATTTGTGGGTTCTTTTTGACGCTTCACCGTCAGGAAGTTTGAAAATATCAATATCGACAAACATTGTACCAGCATTTACGCAAGTTTACGATTCTGGAACATTAACAGGCTCATATTACAATCAAAGAGTGTTAATTCCTGTAAGTCAAATACAAAACGTAGAGTGGTATAGATTTAAATTTGAAACAACTGGACATGTTGTAATTCATTATTTAGAAAAAAATATAGGAATAAAGCAAAGGTGATAACATGGCATTTGAAATATTTAGACAATTTGGGAAACCCGATGATACGCTTCTAAGCTGGACAACTTTATTGAACTTAAACTTCGGTAAAGCCTTATCAATAAAATATAAAGATGGAGCTTTTACAATATCCGATCTTAATTTTGGCGAAGTTGGAATAGACACAACAAACAGTAGATTGTATGTAAGATATAATTCGACTACCGTAAAATATGTTTCCCTAACTTAGAAAAGGAGGTAACACATGGCACAATTAACGCCAGCACAAACAACAGCAGAATTAAAAAGAAAAGCGTCAGCTTATACATCAGGGAATAAGACTAGTGTCCCAACTAACTCTGCTAATCAAGCACAATTCAATAAAATAGTTGAAAGCGCTGCACCTACAAAACCCGTATCTGCTCCAGTGGAACAACCCCCAATAGGAGCTATTCCAGTTAGAGATGCTATATCTAGTTCTGGTAATGTAGGGTATAATCCTAGCACCAAAATGGCTACTTTAAACGGACAAGATTTGAACATACCTAACACGCAAAACATAAAAGGTTCGTTATATGCACAGCCTTCAGATATAGCCACTGCTAGTGGCACAGGAGGTTCAGTAAGAAGTAGTTTAAGTGGAATGGGACAAGTAGGTTATAACCTCAATACTAAACTACCCACTTTTAACGGACAAGATTTAAACATAGAAGGCACAACTAATATAGGTGGTACGAATTACGCTCCTGTTGAATCAATAGCCAATTCATTACAATCTAAATTAACAACACAACCGACATTTAAACAGCAGGAATATACGTCACCATATGCTGAAGAAATAAAATCGTCAATGGAACAGTTAAAGAATCCTGAACCTTTTAGTTATGATTCAGACACCGACCAAGCTTTTCAGCAAGCATCTAAGAAATTGACCAATCAAATAATGGAGAGCATGAACGCAAGAGGTATACTTGGTTCAACTATAACAGGTTATAACGTATCTGAAGGTGTCGCAAATATGCTACCACAATATCAAAATGCGGCATATAGCAGATATCAAGATCAGCAATCAAGAGTTCAAAACTATGTAAATACTCTTCTGAAAATGGATGAAACAAGCTACAGCCAATATAAGGACCAAGTAACTCAAGATTATCAGAGATACAAAGATGAGTATCAGAAGAAAGTAGACCAAATTAATCTACTTAGAGATAGAGTTACTTCAGCTCAAAATCGGTTGAAAGACTTAGGATATGCAGATAATCAAGTTGCCTCAGTATTGGCAATTGCACCGGGAACTTTATCTTCAGAAGCAAGACAAGCGGTAGCAGAGGCGAAAGCCAAAGTTGATGCGGCAGCGCAAAAGGCTAAGGATGATTTAGCGGCACAGGATAAAGAATTTGAAATGAAAGTAAAAACATTCGATGCAATTGAAAATAATCCTAACACTTTGAAGAATAAACGAGAAGCTGCTGAATCTGCATCATTGGTTAACCAGCGTAATGCTTCAGCCGCTAAATCAAGAGCAGATGTGGCAAGTGGAGGAACTAGTGGAGGGGTATTGAAACCAGCTGTATTAAATAATAATTATAACGAAGCAATAAGCACTTTTTCAAACATGAGCAATGATGAAATGTATAATTATCTCACTAAAGGCAAGAAGGATATAGTTGCTCAAGTTGGAAGTTCTAATTATAACAAACTTATTCAAACAAACCAGAACAACTATTATAATTCCTTACTTATGATTTGGCGAGATTCTTCCCCTACATCTATACTTGCTTCAATTAATGCTAAACCTGACTACTATAAAGCAAAGATTGGAATAGCAAATTTCAATAAATTGTATACTGATACTAAAAAATCTGCAGCTGAATAGGAGGTGTGAATATGGCTTTTCAATTACCAGATTTAAACGCTCAACCCGCAACAAAGAAAACTAGTGGATTTGTTTTACCCGATATTGGCATTACAAAGACTACGCCCCAAAAACCTGCTAAAACTCAACCTTCATATGAAAAAGTTATAGACAGCATGATGTCTAAGACTACGTCTACCGACAGCATATTCGATAGGGCTAAAAATAACCAAAGACTAAAAAACTACATAGACAGCATACCGAAAATAGACCCATCATATAAACGAAAATTATATGACTATGCTGGAATAGGTGGAAAGATAAGCGAATACAAGCCTACTGCAGGTCAGAAAGCTATTAATGTTGCTAAGAAAACTGGGGACTATGCGAAGGTAGCTGGATATGGTGTAGGTAAGTCATTAGGAGTAGATGCGGCAAGTAGACTTATTGAATCTACTGTATTGAAAGATGCGGTTGGCGCTCCAAAAAACGAGGAAGAACGAAAGCTAAAGAGTCAACAAACTGAGAACAAAATATTAGGAAGTTATATGGGCTATAACCCGAACTATGACGTTTCTCAAGACAAAGGAGTACAGACCGCAAAAGGAGTTGGCGAACTCACTGGAACAGTAGCACAGTTGGCAATAGGCAATAAAGCAGCAGCAGCAACTAAATTACCTACATTAGTTGGATTAGGTGCGGTTGGTGCTACAAGCGGAGCAGTTCAAGCATATGGAAAAGGTGCTAAAGGTAAAGACATAGCAAAGGAAGCGGCAATTACAGCAGCATCTAATATAGCTGGTGGTTCACTTGCTAAAAGTGGAGGTGTGTTAGTTCAAGGAGGTAAAAAAGTAGCCGGGAGAGCATTACAAGGTGCTGGCGAAATGTTACCAATTTCAACTTTAACTACCCAAGGTATGGAAACCAAAGAAAGACTGAAGCGAACTGCTGAAGATGTTGCCATTGGTGGTGCATTTGGAGTTGGTGGCGAGCTTGCCGCTAAAGGTGTAGGGAAAATCGTTAGCAACATAAAAGGTGCAGGAACTAACAAAGCTTTAAAACAAATATCCAAGACCTTGAATAAAGGTGAAATAGCAGAAGGACAAATAGGCAAGCTACAGCCTCAAAAAGCGGTAGCACAGCCTACTAAAATCGTTCCAGAGGTTGAGGCACAGGCAGGCAAGATAACGCCTAAAAGATCAATTAAAACAGCACAGACATTAAAGCCCAAAGGTTATACTCAGGAATTAAAGCCTGTTGAAACTACCGTTAATAAGGTTAGTACTGTTAGGGATAAGACTGTTGTGGACAAGGACATTGTTTATCATGGTACAAATAAAAATTTCAAGGAATTTGATAAATCGCAAAATAAAAGAAGTACTTTGTATGGACCTGGCTTCTATTTTACTGATTCTCTAAAATCAGCTGAAGAATATGCAACTACATATCGTGGGAATACTGGTAGCCCTAGAGTTATAAAAGCCAAATTAACTCATAATAAATTGTGGGATTATAATAACGATAAAATAACTCCACAACAGTTTGAAAAAATATTCAATTATACAGGCGATTATCCTAGAATAACAGAACCGACTAAACTAGGTCAATTAAGAGGCGTTACTGACATTTCAAGTGGATTAAAAGAAATGGGATATGATGGATTTAAGATTGTCGAAAAAGATGGGTCTAAGACTTATGCTGTATTTAATCCAGAACAAATTAAGCAAATACCAGATATTAAAAGCCAATTCACACCATCAACCACAGTACAAAAAGGCTATGCAACCGCAAACAAGCCAGTATATCCAACACTAAAGCGAAGCCCAACACAGGTTGTAGAAGCGAATAAAATCACAACAATTGAAGGTAGCATAAAACATCTAGAAAGCAGAAGGACAAATGTTACGAAACGGATTGAAACCTTAAAACAAAGTAAAGCTCCTGCATCTGAAATAAAGAAGCTTGAGAACAATCTGCATAGCATTGACTTACAGCTGTTTGCGCAGAGGGAGAGACTGGGGAAATTAAAGACTCCTACTACAACTACTGCAACAGTTATAGATCAAACTGTTGGTGATTCTTCTACCTTTAGAAGTAAAATAAGCCGTGATATCAAAAAACCAAAAACAAACTTTACTGAAAAAGTAGACAAAATAAGAACACAATTTATAGATGATTTAGCGCCATTAGAAAGATTGGAAAAAAATATTAGAGGTAAAGTAGCAAGTGCTGAGTCTAGTTTATACAAACAATCTAGATTGTTTAAAGGTAGTCCAACAAAAGCTAATGAAATAGTCAGTACAAAACTTTCGCCAATAATTAAGGATATCGAAAGTAAGGGTTACACCTATAAAGATTTAGGCGACTATGCACTAGCTGTACATGCGAAAAAAGTAAATGCCGCAAAAATTAATTCGGGTTTTTCTAATGCTGAAATAGATGGCGTAATAAGAGAACTTGGTACGCCAGAAATGGAAGTGGCTAGGAAAGAATTAATAAAATTAAATAATAGTTTGTTAGATGACTTGATTGATGCTGGTGTTTTGAGCAAAGAATCAGTTAATACGTTACGGGATAAATGGTCTGACTATATGCCTTTATTTAGGTCTTTTGACGATGATAAAATAGAGTTTGCAAAAGGATTGAAAAATGCTATGGCTAATGTTTCTAATCCTATTAAAAAACTCACAGGTTCTAGCCGTGACGTTATTGACCCAATAGAAAGTATGGTTAAAAATATATTCAAATTAACTACAGATGCTGACAGAAACAGAGTTGCATTACAGATAAGCAAACTAGCTGATGAAGATATTTCGCAAACATTTATAAGAAAACTCTCTGAAAAAGAAACGGTAGGTCGTAAGAATGTAGTAAATGTTTGGGAAAATGGCGAAAGAATCAGTTATGAAGTAGAGCAAGAAACATATAAGGCTATCCTTAATCTAGATAAAGAATCTTCTAGTATGCTTATAAATTTACTCCAAAAGCCAGCTGCTGTTTTAAGAGCTGGGGCAACATTAACACCAGAATTTAGTTTGCGTAACCCTATAAGAGATGTGCTGCAAGCATATACAGTTAGTAAGTCTGGATTTAACCCTATAGTAGATTTCCCACTTGCATTAATTGATACTATAAGCAAAGGCAAACATGGTTCTAAGCTATACAATGAATTTATGAGTTCTAAGGCTGGATATGGGAATGTAGTTTCTATGGATAGGAATATGCATCGTGAAGCACTAGAGAAAGTTATAAAAGAGCCAGTAAGCAAAAAGTTTGTTAATATAGTTACAGGAAAAAGCTTAATAAAATTACTTAGGGCTATATCAGATACAACCGAAACTGCAACAAAATTAGGCGAGTTTAAAGCTGCAATAAGAAAAGGAGCGACTAAAGAAGAAGCTGCATATAGGGCGAGGGATATAATGGATTTTGCTAGAGCTGGTTACAGTGTAAGGTCAGCTAATAAAATTGTAGCCTTTTTAAATGCCAACATACAGGGTAAAAGCAAATTAATTAGAGCTATAAAAGAAAACCCTATTGGCGTTACTACAAGAGCCATTAAAGCTGTTACGTTGCCAACTATTGGTGTATATGTTATGCAGCAAAAGTTTGCTAACGATACACAAAAAGCCACTATTAAAGATGCTCCCGATTGGATGAAAGACACATTTTGGTTAGTGCCTATACCCGGAACTGATATAGTTGCAAGATTGCCTAAACCTTTTGATTTGGCTATACCATTTTCCAATCTACCAGAAAAATTAATGCAATATACTTTTGACAAAGACCCCGAAGCGTTTGACGGATTTATAAAACGTTCTATGGGACAATTATCTGTACCCATGATGATAACGGGTGTCTTGCCAATAATTGAAGGTATGGCAAACTATTCATTTTTCAGAGAATCACCAATAATCCCAAGACGTGAAGAAAAAATAGGATTTGAAGAACAGTACGATATTAATACTAGCGAAACAGCTAAGATTATAGCAAAAGGAGTAAACAAGTTAACCGGAGGCGAAGGACAGTTCAAAAACTTTGGTTCACCAAGAATAATCGATAATACAATACGTGGCGTTACTGCTGGACTTGGGACTTATGCTACAACTGCAATAGATTCTATATTATATGGTTTAGGTGCAGCAGAAAAACCAATAAGACCACAAAAAGACATTACACAGCAACCATTTATAAAAGCGTTCACCGTTAGCCAAACTGGAACAGGTAAAGCTATTGATGAACTATATAAGTTGCAGGATAAACTAGAACGTGAGTTGGGTTCTGCTAAATTAAAGGGTTCACCGTTTAAAGACAAAGGCAAACTAAATAAAATAAAAGATGCTACTGAAAAAATAGGCAAAATAAGCAAACGAATAAGAGGAATACAAAATGACAAAGTTATGACCGCACAAGAAAAACGCGTAGAACTTGACAGATTAAACAAAAAGAGGAATAATATAGCTATAGAAGCAATGGAAAGGATGAATTGATTTGATTCATGCTGTTATAAGTATATTGTTAATAATATTTATTCCAATTCTAGTAGTAGTAATGTTACTGGGGGTTAATGCTCCTAATAATATAGCTGTTTATGCTGGGCTAATTGCAAGCATAATAACAATATTATTTTGCGTAAATTATCCGGAGTGGAAAAATGAAAAACAAAACAGGTAAATACAAAATATACTGGACGTACAGCATAATAATACTAACAATATCAATAGTAATGCACATATTTGGCTGGCTGAAGCCTTAACATTAGTTAGGGCTTTTTACGTTCTAATTGCAGGGGTAATAGTATAAGCAATGCCTAATAAAAGTCCAAATTTAAGCCATTTTTGGAGGTCTGTTTTAGCCCACTTTTAGGGCTTTTTTAGTTCAACAAAACAAATCATATTAAGGAGCGTGGAAGAATGGAACAAGCATTTTGCAATGAAAGACACAACAGAATTGATGCTAGATTAAAGGAGCATGACGAAAAGTTAGAATCACTAACTAAATCCAACGAACGACATTCTGAAGCAATACAAAACTTATGTGACAAAATAGAAAATTTAGTAACAACAATAAAGTGGCTCATAGGACTTGTGATAGTCCCGATATTAACTGGAATCTTCGGATTCTTTTTTTATGCACTTCAAAGCAAGATATTACATTAAGGAGGGATAGAGTTGAAAAATAAAAAGATACTTAGAAAGCTTTTCGACATATTGCCTTATATTCTTATAGCTTTAGTCTTTATAGGCTCATTCTCTCTATGTCATTATTTAAAGCCGGATATAAACGAGTTGCCTAATAAAGAACTATATACCCATCTAGTCAAAATTGACGGCATAGGTGACACTTTATCCAATCGCATAGTTGAGTATAGGAACACACATAAACCTATTAATATTGAGGATTTAGACACAGTAAAAGGCATAGGGGATAAGAGATTAGCGTTAATAACAGATAAATTCAGGGATTAGGAGGAAATATTATGGGAAATTCACCAAAATTTATAGTAATTCACCATAGCGCAACTGACGGAGGGACATTCGAGAGCATACGTAGATATCATATTCAGCATAACGGATTTAATGATATCGCATATCATTATTTGATTGAGCAAGACGGAAGCGTACATAAGGGCCGAAAGAATTTTGAAGAAGGCGCCCACACCAAAGAACAGGGTATGAATAAAAAGTCTATAGGGATATGTATAGTGGGTAACTTTGATAATACGCTACCTAACGACAAACAAATTAAAATCCTAGTGAATCTTATTAAAGACCTACAACATGCTTACCCAATACCTGCAGCCAACATCAAGTTTCACAGGGATTACGCCATAAACAGGTGGACAGGCAAGCCGTATAAGACATGTCCGGGTACACAGTTCACAAAGACTAGATTATATAAATGGATGGAGGAATTTAAATGATTACTCTGATAGAGAGATATTATGTTTTTACATTAGTATTGATAATCCTAACAGCCGCACTATTCACATTTGGATTTGCAGACGATAATATCAAAATGACAATAGTCGGTGCATTGGTAGGATTGATTGCGGCACCTAAAAGTAATTAGTATATGGGGGGATTATTTTCCCCCTACTCTTATTTGAGTAAAAGTGTTACAATTGATAAAAACAAGATAAGGATGATTAATTATGAGAGAGATACACCCAACAAATATAGGAGGACAAGCACCAATAATATTTGGGTGTCAAATATAGAACACAACTTTTATTGTTTTATCTGGATATACCTCTATCTTTCTAATAAACTTCTGAAGTATATTTTTCTTAACCATTGGCGATTCTGTTTCGTTATATAAATCCCATGCATCTTTTATAAGTGATACTAATCTTTTTCTATCAGCTCCTGTATCAGTATTGCAATCTTTTACCTTTTCGTTTTCTAAATGCTTAATTTCAGCTTCTATTTTGGCTTTAGTTTGTCTGTATTCATCTAGTGTAAATACTTCTCCTAAATAGGCCGTTTTGGCTCTTGATAGTTCTTTATTCAACTTGGATAATCTATCGTTTATTATATCTCTGGCATCAATAGGTTTCTCGTTGATTATGGTAA